TCATGTCAATTGTTGACAAATCAACCGCTGTTATTTTATACTGCTTTTTGGCTTTGTTCGCATTTTTTAGGTATGCCGTGGCTTTCGTCTTTAAAATTGATGCCTGTGTCACATCGTCCCACGTCTGTGTACCGCTGATTACGCCATACTTAGCGACCAATGCACTATCTTCGATATAGTCTTTACCGCCGTTTACACTGCCGATCGTCAGCCTTTTCTCGCTGTCGGTCAGCTTTGCGCCCAGTGGATATAGCCGTGTAATAACGCTCGTTTCGTCAACTTCACGGCTAATGGTTTTGAGGTTTACTGCCAGTTCTATTCTTGTATCAGTGCCGTGTCCGATATGTTCAAGATAGTCTATATACACTTTGCCGTCTTGGTCTCTCAGCTGTATCTCACCGCCGAATTTTCCGACCAGTTGTTCAGATATTGCGTCCATAGTCGATACCCAGTTGACAGAATATGTGTAATTATTTTCAGCCGTAACAGTGACCTGTCCGACCGATATGTGTTTATCATCACCGACCTGCGCATTGTGTTTGGAAATGAATGACGCTAGCACTGTCCGAACGCCTACCATTTTGTATTCCGCGTATGGCTGAACACTATCGTATAGCCAGCCTAAACGCCCCTCGCAGGTGACAGATTTACAAATCAGTCCTTGCTCGTCCATGCTGTCAGGGCATTTCAGCACACGTCCGATAAAAACGTCTTTGCCTGTGCTATCGTCCGTGACAGTGATCGATGTTGTCAGCGGTTTCAGTTTGTCATATCCTGCATTGTCGGGGTATATGGTAAACGTAAAACTGTCAACAGCATTGACAGCCTTGACGATTTTTCCACCCGAAATGCGGTCAAGGTTATCACTATGTATCGTGGTTTTCTCAATGCCATTTGTGATAGTGACAGTGTGCATTTATAACACCTCCTCATGCAGACTCAGCGTGAGTGACCCGAAGCCATACGCTGACAAAGTATTCAAACCCGGCTGTAAAATCAGTTCGTCCATATCGAATGGTTTTTCTGTCGGTCTGTACACTTTTTCAGAAATATCAACGTTGTTATTTTGGAAATGTGTGAATCCTACCTTGTCGATATCATCAACAGACCGCCTATATATCAGACGTGGTTTTATCGGCACATCCGAATACAAATAGACTTTTAGCACACCCATAGGGGCGTGTGGAGCCATTTCAATAGCCGTCAGTGTCATGTCTGTAAGGTTCAGATAGTCATTTTCAAAACTGAAATTGTCAAATCCCTTGTCGGAAAAATCATCAGATATCTTGTACGGCTGTGCTTTGAACGTTGCCGTTACCTCAACATGATAACCTTTTTCAATTTCAGCACAGCTAATTGCTCTTGCCTTATAATGGTAAATTTCAGCATCGTCATATAGGTCACATTCACCAGCCGACAAAATCCAGTTTTCAAAATCTGCCACTGTTTTCCGCAGGGCGGTTTTTGGACAGTCCATAAACACGAATTTGTATGTCAACGTTCGTGTATCATAGGTAGGTTTACCGCCATTCTGATATGTGAAACATATGTCGCCATTGCGGTATGGTATAGTAGCCGATATATCCCTGATGTTTGGTGGTGGTGTACTGCGTGATGTCAGTAACGCTCCGAAATCGGTATAGGAATTTTTACCATTTATCGTTATACTAGACATTGTCAGCCACCCTCCTAGCATTCAGATTGATTTTTTCAGCCATAGCAACGTCCATGTATGGCGCTGTCACTGTGGCGAAACGTTTTCCGTCGATGTTCATAACCACTGTCAAATCACCGTTCTTGCCGTGTTGTGTGGTGCTGTCGGCTTCGGTTGATATTTTGTCAGCCGTTTTCCGAACGTTCTGCCTGCCTATCATGACAGGGTCCATTTCAGCCGATACACCTGCAACACTGTCAACGATAGCCTGTGCCTCGTCCACTGGTTCGTCTGCCGTATCTTCCATGCCGACAGCGATACCAGACGGCAGATACTGACCGACCTTTTTCGCCATGACCCTTGAAGGCGAATGGATATCGAAGAAATCGCAAAATCCGTCTATAATGGCACTGCCTACGTCTTCCACTACGCTCCAAATTCCGCTGACGGCAGAAACTAAACCGTTCAAAATGCCCTTGAGGATATTTGCACCCAAGTCCAGCCAATCAACGTCTTTGAATCCGTCTATGATAGCACCGATTATTTCGGGAAGAGCGTCGATAAGGTCAGGCAGAGCCTGTGGCAAGCCCTGTGCCAATGCGACAATCAGTTCCATACCAGCCTTGACCAGTGCAGGCAGATTTTCTGTCAGTGAATCTGTTATAACAGGTATCAACGCTATTATTGCGTCAATCAAATCAGGCGTGCACTTGGTCAGACCTGTTATCAATCCTGTTAGTAATTGGAAACCGCCCTCGATGATTGCTGGCAGATTTTCAATCAGCGTGTCAGTTATTTGTTTTATCAAACTAGGTAACATCGGCATCAACTGTCCGATAACGTCATTTAGTCCGTCAATCAGACCTAAAAACAGCGTGATTGCGCCCTGCACCAGTTCAGGCACTAGCGTAGGAATAGTTGAAACCAGTGCATTTATCAATCCGAAAAAGCCGTTAAGTAGTGACGGCAAAATCGAGTTGATTAGTGACGGGGCCGATTGTGCCAGTGATTGAATGATAGATGTTAGCACTGTGGTTGTCGCTGTGATTAGTGTCGGTGCATTTTCGGCTAGCGTTTCTGACGCAGAACTGAACAGCTCAGATATAACAATCGGAATTTGTTCGGTCAAGCCGTCAAGACCGCCACTGTCATATGCGTCTAGCAAACTAGAAACGCCGTCAAACAGTTTGGTGAAACCGCCTGACAATTTCTGAACAGCTGGCAACGATTTTGTCAGAAAGTCTGCCGCCATTCCCTTTGCGCCTGCCATAACAGGCGTGAATGCAGTTCCCAAAGACGCAAGGGCGTCCTGCAATTCAAAACTAGCACGTTCATAGTCCAGCGTTGATTTATTTGCTGATTGGTATTCGTCATTGATTTCCGACAGACCCGAATTTGCCAGCCAATCAAGGGCATACTGCTGACGTTCTGCCTCTGACGTGCAATTCTGTAGACCCGCATTAAAATCGTCAACGCTATCACCCATACGCCCGATAAGTTCTGAAAACTGACCTGTCGCAGCACCTGTGGCAAGGGTTTCCTGCAGACTGTCTGAAAGGCTTTCGATTTTCAAGGTATCAGGGAATTTTTCAACCGCTCCGCTGAGTGCATTTATAGCAGGCGTCATTTGTTCATCGCTGAAACCAACAGCCATAAGGTTTGATAACGCTTCAATGCTCGAATCGGATTCGCCCGTGATAGCTACCAAATCTTGCATTTTTGATTTCATAAAATCAAAATTGTTGCCGCTGGTTTCGGCGTTTGTTTTCAGTTTGGTCATATCGCTGTTCCACTCACGGCTTGCTTCAACGTTTGCCGCAAGTGCCGTTGTTACAGCTGCAAGACCAACACCTATGGTCTGCGTGTATTTTTTGAACCCATCAGCCGCCTTGCCTATCATAGCCGTGTCTATCTTGCCTAGCGTTGCCGTGAATTTTACGGCTTTGCTTGTCGCACCGCCTATGACAGAACCGACTTTTTCAACCTTTTTTATGACAGGCTCAACCTTGTCTTTGGCTTCTTTGAATGCCGTGCCGATAACATGAATATTTTTCTTTTCATCTTTCAGACTTGACAGCTTTGACTTCGTTGTTTCCAACTCACGCTGAAACGCACGATACTGTCCTGCGTCTATCTCGCCTTTTTTGTACTGTGCTGTGACCTGTGATTGTGCTTCTTTTAGCACGTCCAACTTTGACTTTGTCTCTTTGATACTATCTTTCAGCAGGTCTTGTTTTTGCTTGACCAGTGTGACGTTATTCGGGTCTAGCTTTAGGGCTTTATCGACCGCTTTCAACTCGCTCTCCAGCTCACGGCTCTTTTTGTTTGTTTCTTTCAGTGCCTTGTCAAGACCTGTGGTGTCGCCGCCTATCTTGATAGTAATGCCCTTTATGCTACTTTTTGCCACCTATCATTACCCCCTTTCCAAAATTTTCTCGCAAAGCCTGTCGGTCAGGCTTCGTCAGGGTCAGCCTATATGCGTTGTCAAGATATTCCTGACCGCTCTCACTCTGCCTGAGCCGTGCGATAAAAGCATCACGACGTATCAGCAGATAATCATAGTAGTCCATATCATCAACATCATATAGCGATATACCCATATAGTCCGCAACTAACTTTTCCCACGTTGAGGAAATTTCATATTTCTCCCCCTCCCTATTCTGCGGTGGATAGTAGGGGAGCGCTAGTTTTTTGAATTTTTGATTTCTAGCAGATAGTCAATATATGTGCGGTAGAATGTTTGAATGTCGTATATATCCCAATCAGCCAGTGTTTCAGCCGTTATTGGTATTTTCGCAATGTTGTGTGACATCAGTTTTGCACACATTTCGATTGCTTCGTCTAGCTTGTTGCCACCTAGCTTTGCGGATATTTCCCCAAACGCTTCAATCTCGCCTTTTGTGGGCGGCATAACAAAAATCGTGGTATGCTTTTCATCAGCCAGCTCAATACGCAGGCTAGGTTTTTGCATTTTATTGAAATTCAACGTCTTTGGCATTTTTCTGTATACCTCCAAAAAAACAGCCCACTGAAAATCTCAGCAGGCTGTGTATTTGTGTTGCTTATGTGGCACTTATCGACTTGTCCTCTTCGATGTAGGTAATCAGCGTTCCTTCGCTGTCGCTTGGCAGTGCTTTGAACTCTGCGTCAATAACGCTTTCCTTATCCTTTGCAAATGCCAGTTCAATGCCGCTCTGGTTGTTGCCCACGATCATGACCCATATATCTCCGTCAACTGCGTCAACGTGGTGGAAGCAGAGAACATATCTCTTGCGACGCATATTCTTCAGACCGCCAATTTTGACAGTTCTACGTTTCTTGCTGGTATCTTCTGACACTCTTGCGGTATCGCAGAGAACGTCAAGGGTATTGCCGTTGAATACCATGATACCAGTTTTCAGCGTGGCTTCTTCCTCTGTGATGATTGTCTTCTGATGTGTGCCATCATCATCACTTGCGGTGTAGAATGTCGGCTTATAGGACAGGGTTGCACCGCCCTGGATATAACCCAGCACATTGGCTTCCGTGCAGATAGTATCAACATCAGGTATTGTTTCATCGTTGAAATCCTGATAGTAGACATAACCGCTGCCAAGAATAATATTGCTTGGGGCTTTCTTTGTTTCAACCATTTTAATTCCTCCTTTTTAAATTTGTGATTTATGTACGAATAATTTTTCAACAGATTTTGGACGTTTGTTATTACTGTTTAACGTCCTTAAAATTTCTTTTTGCCAAACGCAAACAAAATCGTCAGGTGCTTGCAGTTCCGAAATAAATACTGTGTTTTTCTCGCTGATTTTTCTCATGTATTTCCAAAATTCAGAACCGTCAAATTCGCCTGTTGAATAGTCTGTAACGCCAGCATATGGCGGGTCAGCATATACTATAGACCCGTCAGGAATGTCAGCACTGCGATAGTCGGCACAGGTAAATTTTGCTGTTTTAAGATTTTCAAAATCTCGCATTATAGAATTTCTACCTTCTTCGCAAAAATTACGTTTACCGCTATGATCTCTTGCATATGCGGCAAACCATTTGCTACCAAACGAACACTCAAAGCCCACAAAGCCAGTCAACGCTTTATCCTCGTCCTTATGCTCACGAATATATCTATATTGTTCTTCGGATATATTTTCGGGCAAATCATAGCCGTTTTGTAGTGCCTGATACATAGCTATCAGATATGGGTGCAGGTCATTGCATATAACATTTTCAAAATGTGGTGCTAATTTTGTTTCGATTGCACAGCCACCACAGAACAAACTTACAAACGTCTTAGTGCCTTCCTTTTTTTGTAAAATAAGTTCTGAGATAGGTTTTGCTATCCTGCATTTTCCGCCTAAATATCGCATTGTTTCTTCCTTTACTTCAGGTAATTGGTAAATGAATATCTTATCTGATATTCCTTGCTGTCCTCAATCCAGCTTTCAGATTTTTCTAAATCAAAATCTGCAAACTGCTTTTCAACAGCCGTTTCTAAATTAACGTCGATTTTCCTCGTGTACAATTCAATGACTATCGTCTGCTCTCGCAGGCTTGCGGGGTGCATATCGTCTCCGCTGTCTATGGTGCTTTCACGATAGAACACACAGTATGGCGTTTTCATTTCATCACGTGATGAATAGTATGCGACCTTGTCTTTCAGTTCGTCGATAGCCGTTAATCGTGAACGTATATCAGCCAATGTCAAATTCATTTCTTCAACCTCGTTTCTATCAACTCAGGCAGTGCCTTTTGTGCATAGTCTTCAACAGGTTTGATATGCACAAATGCCTTTACTCTGCCCTTACCGCCTTTTTTTGCGTGACCGTGCTCCAACAGATGTGTCAGATAGTAGTATTTTTTGTTTCGCACAACAACACGTTTGTTGCCCGACTTAGCGTATACTGTTTCGGCTTTCCAACTTTCGGCATACTCGCCTGTGCGACGTGGTGATGTGGTTTTCAGCTTTTCGACACATTGTTCTGCAACCTCGTCAATACAGCCGTCAACTATCTTTGCAGTTTCTTCGTTGTATTCTTTCAGGTCATCAGCGACCTGTTTTGCCAGTTTGCTGACATCAATTTCAACCGATTTCATCAGCTATCACCGCCAAAACGTTCAGCCGTCAGTTCAATGGTTGTTCCTGCGACATATGTGCGTATGATACGATACTCCCGACCGTTATAGAATAGCATATCTTCATCGTCATAGTCATAGTAATCTGCCATTTTGATTTTCAGCGTAGGTTGAAACCCTGCCTGTGCGGCACTGTAAAATTCAGAACGTGAAATTGATGATACTTGACAGAAAACCTCTTTGGCATTCTCCCAGTCAACGACCTTTTCTTGATTTCCTATCTCGTCCGAAACTATCTTTGCTTTGGCGATTTTTACAACATCATTAAACATCGTTAAATCCCCTCCGTGTAGTCCTCGTTCAGACTTAGTGCGTCTCGCAGGCGCTCATAATTCTTGCGGAAATCTTCGCCTTTGCCGTTGAAATCATACTGCCATTTGACATAGTTTTCGATAGCCTTTTTCAGAATTGCACTGCAATCATCAGCGTCAAAGGGAACGAACACGCCCACACGCTTCAAATCTTCCATGCAGGCGTCAACGTTTGACATAATGTCGCTATCTAGCTTGTTGTGCGATATCCTCAACGAATTTTTCAAACTTTCTAGCATTCGTTATGCCCCCCTTTTATCATGATTACTTGCTCTTCTTTGTGAGTGTCACAAGGCTGTTCTTGTCGATAACCTTGCCGTCTACCAGCATGATACCCTTTATAACCTGATCTTCGGTATCATTATCCTCATATCTCTTGACTGTCATTTGGAGATTTGTGTTGAGAATATAGTCCTCAGGGCGGAAAAGGAAAGCGACGATTGTGTCAGCCGATACAGCGTCGGTATAAGCGTCGATATCATCAGAGAACACAACAGGTTTGCCAAGAACTGATGGCTGCATATCGCCGTTAAGACCATAGTTGACCCTTGCGATAGGCTGTCCCTGAGTGTCGGTCATTGCCTGGATAGTGCAGAATGTTGACCAGTTCATAAACCACTTAACACCCGCTCTATAGCCTGATGGAATTTTTGACATCATATTCCACAGGGTATCGTATGTAATGCCGCTTGCCAGTGCAACGTTCACATTCTGACCGCTGACAACAGTTTCCGTCAGAATGCCCTTTGGTCTGGTTGTGCCGTCGCCCTTGATGATTGCTGTCTCGATAGCGGCGATCATTGCGTCGGCTACCTGATTAACGAACACAGTTTCGAAGAAATCAAGAGATACTACCGAAACTTCAAGCGACATTGAAATTGGGCATCTGAGCTTGAAGTAGCTGAAAGTGATTGAGCCTGTGGACTTCTTCTGTGTGTCAGAGCTTGCGCCCTCAGCGACCCATGTTGCAACTGGCTTGGCGCTTGAAGTAGGAATTGTCACGCCACCCTTGATATTTGTCTTTGTGACAAGGGCATAGATCTGTCCGTGTTCCTCCAGCTTCTCAACGATTCTCTGCATGGTTGTTGACGGAATAACAGCCGCAACGTCAGTGGTCTTTGTGGACTGTGCCTCGTTTGCAAACTTCGCAGGGATTGGTGTGCCCTCGAGAACGTTGTGCATAAATGCAGTTCTGTACTCAATGCTGTCATAGATGTTTGATGTGTGTGTGATCGCATTCTCGCTCATCTTGTTTTCATTCCTTTCGATGATATTTTTCATGGTGTCTGACGCATGGTCTTTTGTCATAGCGTTCAGATTTGCCTGTGCCTTTGCCGCTTTCTCAGCGTCATTCATCAGCTTTTCGGCTTCCTCAAAATTGCCCTCGTCGATAAGGGTTTGAGCCTTGTCAAGCATTTCCTGTCTTGTCATTTTTATAACCCTCCTTTAGTTTGTCAAGCCTTGCCTGTGCTGTTATCTTTTTATCAGCACGCTCGGCTTTCATTTTTTCGATTACGTTCTGTGGTATGATATCGCAGTAGGCCGCCACAAGCTGTGACTTGGCGTTCTTGCTTCCTGCAACTTCGTCTATCAACCCCAGTTCGACCGCTTCATCAGCCGTCAGCCATGTTTCCTTGTCCATGATTTCCAGTGCCTTTTCCTTTGTCATGCCTGACTTGGTTATGTAGGCATTTGCAATGGTCTCATTGGCTTTTTGCAGAACCTCTGACATTTTGTCCATGTCATGGTAATCACCTCTTGTCGCTGATGATACGTTATGCACCATGATCTGTGCCGTCGGTGATATATCTGACTTGCCTGCACACGCTATCACGCTTGCCGCACTTGCTGCAAGACCGACAACGTGTATCTTGACATCACCTGAATATTCACGGATTGCCGAATAGATTTCGGACGCCGCAAAAATATCACCACCGCCAGAGTTGATGTAGACCTCCAACGGCTCGCCTTTTTCAGCCGCCGCAGTTATACCCTTTGAAACCTTTGCAGGAGAAATGGCGTCAATTTTGAAAAGGTCATAAATCCATTGGTCATCACTCGGAATGATTGTACCTTTGACGTTAATTTTCATCGTTTTCACCTCCCTCACCGCTGTCTATCTTTGCCGTGTCTAGTCTGACATAGTATTGATCGCCCGAAGGAATGTCAGCCAAATTGAACACGCTTCGGATTTCATTTGCGTTCATGATACCTCTGTCGAAGAACTGCACCAAATTCAGCTTGGTTGACATGGATGCAGTGCTCAGGTTGAACGCTTCAAAAACTATCTTGTTGCCATATCCTCTTTCGATACGGCTGAATAGTTTTCGTGTAAATTCGCCAGCCAATTCCATTACTACTGGTTCTATCTCCGATTCGTAGTAGGCGTTGTATTGGTCTTCGGTATAGTTCGATTGCACGATATTTGCGTTTGTGTTAAACAGCGAATAAATTCTCTGCGTGGTTTTTTCCATGACCGATGAATTCGGTACATAGTCTTTTGCGTCAACTTGTTTTGCGTCCGCCTTGCTGTCGACCGCCGCAACACCTGTGCCGTTTTGAACGCTCATGAACTGCTCGCTAAATTCTTGCGCTTGCTTTTTCAAATCCTCAGGGCGCAGGGAACTTGTGAACTTCAACAGCCAGCGAATAATCGACGAATTTTTAATAGCCTTGACAATACCCTGGTCTGTAGTTGTCACGATTTCCATTAGTGGCGTCAGTGTTTCACTCAGCCGTTCTCCGAAGATATCGTCTCTATAAAAATCACTACGCAGATGAATGATATCTGCATACGGAAACGTATATCTTTGTCCATTGAAAAATGTGAATTTCAAATACAAATCATTGCCGATATATACGCATTCTGCACTGTCTGCAGGAATAGGATACAACTCTGTAGGATAGCCGTTGCCGTCACGGATAATCAGAATAAATGCGTTGTTGTTCAAACACAGCTGCGTTGCGATTTTTTCCAGCATTTTCTGCATTGTCATGAACTCGTTTGGCTCTTCCAGCAGCATTCGCATATATGGTTCAGGGTTTATCTCGATACTGCCGTCACCATTTCGGCTATATGATTTTCTGATATGCTTTGCGGTCAGTTTCCCAATAGCCTTGACCTTTGGGCGAATGCAGGCACGCACCAAGTCCGACCGATAAACATTGCCGTCCCAACTATAGTAGCCGTTGCCGATTTCCGTCATCATCTTATATCTGGTTACTACCTGCGACCTGTTTTTAAACCGATTTATCAGACCCATTTTTTTCACCCCTTTCCTATATCAAACTCTCAAATTCTTCCTGCCGATTATAATAGACCACATATGCGTCTAGCAGTGCCGCAAGTCCGTCTATTCTCTGCGTTCGGTCAGATTTCTTACACGGCTGAATGTTGCCGTTGACATCTGTCTTGACAGCCGTATTTAAAAAACACCATTTATCAATTGGGTTGTTGTCGTAAACGATGTTGTGTCGCTGAAACTCAGCTTTCAAATTCTTCATCGGGTCAGACAGTGTTATAACGCCCTGTCGTACAGGTATTAAAACGCCCTTGCCAAACTCTTCTTCAAACGCTTTTATCAATTCGTCTGAAACGTGCCAAGGGTCATAGCCAATTGCCAACGGATAAATATCTTCTTTATCCCTCAGTTCCAAAAACCAGTCTAGGATAACACGCTTGTTGACTTTGTTTCCCTCGCACGTCCTCAGCAGACCTTGTGATTTCCACAATTCATACGGCACACTATCTCGTCCACGTCTGTCACCCTTTTCAGCGTCAGCGTCAAGAACGGCTTGCGGAATCCAGTACATAGATTTTACATACAACCTATCATCATCAGGCTTTTTGCAGATAGCCTTTGCAGCATTCAGGTCTATATAATCAGCGGCATCAAAACCGCCAATGAAATATCTGAACGGATAATCTACAACAGTTTTTTCATTGTTCAGCTCGTCCCACCTCAGCCAGCCGCTTTCGGTATTCTGTGGGAGGTTAAAATCTTTGACCATAACCGTTGCTTTGAAGCTAGGGTCATCTTTGGCTTTCTGCACCATTTGTCGCAGATAGTCTATTGATTTTATCGTACCCAGCCCGGGATTTGCTTTTATCCAACATTCTTCCTTATCCCATTCGTCGGGGCTATCCAGTTCGTTGATAAACGGCAGAAACCTTTTGTTGATTTCCGTCAGCCGTCCGTATAGCAAATTATTTGCATATTCGTATTGGGCGTCAAAGATACCACCACGAACGAAGCCGTTTGTTGTAATGCAAAATAAAATGGGTTGCTGTCTAGCACCCATTGCTTGCTTTATCAAATCATATAGATCTCGGTTCTTTATTGCCGCCAATTCGTCGATAACACCGCAGTGAACGTCCAATCCGTCAAGGCTGTTTGAATTGCTGGCAAGAGCCTTTATAAATCCCATGTTCAACGGAAAATACAAATCGGCCGCACGTTTACGAATATGCTTGCTCAGCAATGGCGATTGTTTTATCATTTTGTAGCAGGCGTTGAAACCTAGCTTTGCCTGATCTAACATTGTGGCGACGTTATATATCTGCGGTGAACCCTCTCCGTCATTGACTAGCATATCATTTTCGACTGCCGCAATTTCCGTTGTCTTGCCGTTCTTTCGGCCTTCGATTATCAGGCATTCGTTATACTGGCGCAGGTTGTTATCGTCAACAAAGCCGAATAATGCTTGCAGTCTTGCTTTTTGAAACAGCTCCAGCTTCAACGGCTGACCTAGTTTTCCAGACGGCAGCTTACAGAATTTTTCGATAAAGTCCGTATGCCGTGTTGCAATAGCTTCGTCAAAATGAAACTCATCAGGGCTTGCAAACCTATTCAGCAGCATTTCCGAAACCTTTTTCATTTTCTCACACGCAACGATACTCCCGTCATAAATGCCAGTAAAATATTTTTCAAATTCCGTCAACGCTTTGCACCGCCTAGGAATTCCAACAGCTCGTCACCCTCAGATTTTTGCAGGCTGTCGAGAATAATGTTTTCAACTGTCTTAGCCATTGCATTGTATTTTCCGATTAGTGTTGCATATGCTTTACTTGCTGGGTGCTCTGTCTTGACAGTAAAACCATTGCCGTTTGTCGCTTCGATGATTGCGCCCTCTGCTTTTATCTTTTTCTGATACTCACTCAGCAGATTTTCCATGTACTCCAGCTGATCTAACAGCTTTATGCCCAGCTCTCTCTTAGCTGGCTCACAGCTATCCACAGCTTTTCGCAACTCGCTCAAATTCTTTTTGATTTTTGCCATTATCAGATTACACCCCCTTATGTGATTTTATGAGCCGTAAAAAATGACCTTTGCCCCCTCGGTATCTTAGGAAAAAATTCAGTCCAAATTTGAGGGGGGTACGGGCATACCAAATGCGTCAAATTCACATTTTGTTAATTTTTTAGGCGATTTTTGGTAAAAATGACCCTCGAAATTATCATGACATTTTTTGCATACAAATTCGAGATTGGCATGGTTTAATGATACCTCAGGGTCACTAATGTTTGCTGGCGTCAACAATGTTCGGTGATGAACGATATATCCAGCACGTTCGTGACATTCTTCACACAAACCGCCGTCGATTAATATGCGTTTGTCGATGTAAGATTGGCGACACTTCTTCCATGCCGCTGAGCGGTAAAAAGAATACGCAAAGTCTCTCATAGTGCCGCCCCCATAAAATAAAAATGCCACACGTGGGACACATTGTTAAGAGGTGTGTGTGGCTGATTGGTATCGGCGTCAACATCATTGCAGTATCGACCGATATATCCGCCATAGCTAATGCCATAGCGGAAGTCAGGAGATCTAAAACAAAAGAAGTAAAAAACATGGAGCAGGTTAGGTGATGGCGCACCGCCCCTGCACATTGCCTGAGGGCTAGCCACTCAGGCGTAAAAATAAGGTTGGCTTTTGTTGAGGAGATAACCAACTGACCTTTCACCCTATCGGGCTATTATACAGTATAGCAGATTAATAACTGCATTTCACTGCATTTCACTGCACTCTTTTGGAACAACGATATGCTTCAGGGCTTCGCCGTGAATTTTATATATCGTGCGTTCCGAATAGTTCATATAGTCGGTGATCCCCATTATGTATTCACCATTTTCTTTGTTGAATTTTCCAACCCAGCGCTGATAAAAAAGATACCGCCGTTCAAGAACCTCTCGCTGGTCTGCGTCTGCTACTGCGTCAATGGACTTTTCAATTTGCAGACGTTTGTCAATCAATATCAGTGCCAGTTCCTGCTGTCTGCGTTCGTATTCCGCTATGCGTTCAATGGTGCTTGACATCTTGTCGCCATTGCAACTGCCATGACTAGCACCTGTATTTTCGTATGAAATGCCAGCATATTCTAGTTGCGACCGCAGTTTCTTGACCTTGTTTTCGATAATTTTCACACGTCTCTCGATTTTATAAGCGTTCTGCAAATATTCTTTTGCTGTCATTTCAACCGCCTTTCTGCACCCTGTCGGTCATTTCCGTTGATATCAGTTCCGACAGGTCAATGCCGTATGTCTCTTTCAGATAGCTGGCGTTATTATCGTTATCAAATTCAGCCGTGTCCATGATGTCAAACGTGCTATTTACTGCGTCGATGAATGCACGTAGACGTTTGCCTTTCCAGCCGTACCACTTATCCAGCGTCCACAAAACAGTTGCCATTATCTGTTCTGTGATATCCTGCATTATCTCGCCCTGCAGTTCGCTATATCTTTTCTGCATTTCCTTTGCGACCTCTTTCTTGATGTCGCTTTGTCTGACGATGTTTGTTCGTGCTTTCATGGTGTAACACCAGCTTCCAAAAATTCAGGGGTGTCGAAAACATTTCCGACAATTTCTAATTCTTTACCATAAACACTGTCGAAATCAACTGTGAATGTAGAAAAGGTTATAATAAATTTTGCCGTATCATTGTCCCACTCGACTTTGCCATAATCTTCGTCATAGCTGTCCCAAACAACATCCCCCTCGAAAATCTTATTGCCGTTCGTGTCTGTCACCCCTGTGTACTGACCGATTGTCTCAGGGTCAACCGAATATGTTATCGGGATTGTGTCAACAAACTGTTTGTCATTGAAATCATCGATTACCAGATTGTCGCAAATGATGTGTTCAAAATCAGCACCCTTGTCCTTGAAATATGGACGTTTTCTGACAACGTAATAACCACTTACCCATTTGCCATTGGCAATGCGCTTGCCACGAAATAATATTTCACGCATTGCTGTCTCTCCTTGTTGCCAAACTTTCAGTGCCATTTTTTTGCACCTGTGCAGGCACTGCCACGAACGACCACTCGTAAGCTTCAAGCGGCTCGTCAAGAATGTGATAACACAGCATACCGCCGTATTCACCGCCCTTTTCATGACCACAGCTGCCCTTGTGCATATCCTCTCCGCATACAGAACAAAGCTTCTCTCCCATGGTGCAGGTAATGGATACCTCTTTCTTTATTCCGCCCTGGATCTCGCTTATAAGGTCGCCGTTAGAAGCAGTTCGCACCATGTAAGCCTTTGCCATAAGCCTGCGGTAGACCTCTCCATCTGTCGTAGTTTTCTCGGGCAGAGTTTCCACCCAAGTGTCGAATATTCTAGCAGTCTGCTTTGAGCTTTTAGGGTCATGGTCGAAAATACCCGTTCTGCCCTTAAAAAGCTCCGCAAGCTTCTCCAAAGCGCCTGACGAAAACTTTTCACCATCTCTGTCAATGTCATTGTCACAAAGCGCCACCCTGAAAACAAAGACCTTGTCCTCCGTTAGCGGCTCTCTCACATAGTCGTTTATCTTTTCAAGCTCCTCGCCTGATACTGTTTCGCTCATTGCATTTTCTCCTTTATAATTCTTCTTGTTCTTTTTCTTTTTCGTCAACATAATGCTGCTGTTATCACCCAGAATGCCTGTTATGCCTTTTTCGTATATTGGCATACACGCCGCCGATAGTTCGCTAATCAGATTGTCTGCGTCAATATATCTTGCCATTGTTATACCTCCTAAAATGTTACAGTAACATTTAACACAGCCGCCGCTAACCAGTAGACAGCCTTTTTGTAGTCTTTCTGCACAGCGTATATAATTGCCGCTCCCAAGTCCAGCAGGATAAGCAGCAGTGGGAATATGTATTCGGACTTAACCATGTTACCCCTCCTCAAATTGTAATATTCATTTTTCATCTGGCAACACCGTCCATTTTAATACCGATACCATTCACGTCAACAGCCGTATCAGCAACACCAAAAATAACCTTGCCTATTGCTGTAGATACGTCACCCTTGTGATAATTGTCTACGGTCATCTTGAATCCCATTCCTGATATCGTTACCTTATCCTCCACCAGATTGACAGCCCTGAAAACCTTGCCGTGCATAGCATTTTCATACACACCATGCAACTTTTCCAGTTTCTTCTGACTTACGCCTGCCTCCCACAGAATAGACGAGAGCTTATGCTCGTCTATGGTCGGCATATCGGTCTCGTGAGCGTTCTGGTCAACGAACGTGGAAATCTTATCGTTCACTGCGGTGATAAGGTCATAGTCAAGCTCATCACCCACAACGCTTGTGAGGATATCCTTGAAAGTTTCCTTTTCGTTCTGACAGGTCATTGAGAACTCACAACCCAGAAGCTCTTCCACAACGGAAGTGTTCGGCTTTTTTGCGTTTTTCGTGTAGTAAAGCACGCCGTTGATATCTGGTGCACGGTCATTGAAAAGAGGGAACAGGAAGCCGTCACTTGGCAGTTCAACAATTCTGTCGCATGACTCTTTCTTAGCGATAGAGTTGTCCTGTTCATCATACACAAGCCCGTCGATACGCAGGTTTACAGGGCAAAGAGCTGTTACTATAAAATTGTAATCTGTGTCAGCTTCGTCCTCAAACTCGTCCATTTTGTTCTTTTTCAGCACAGAATATGTACAATGTGCCATGAAAATGGTATATGTTGACACATACTCAACCTTTTCAACTATAGCGTTCAGGAAGTTGTCCACCTTTTCTTCATCAAGCAGCTTGCTTTGCAGTGTTTCGTACATAAAAGGCTGAGCACCACCCTCAAGGTAGGCGTCCTTAGGGAACGAATATTCCAGCAGATTTTTGCCGATAGAGCCGCTGAGCACCTTTTTCAGGTTTATCATTATCAGCTCCGCCTCGTCCTGCGGAATAGTGTTGTAAAGCTGATTGGTCTTGCACTTTATGTTCTTTTCAGAATCAACAAATGCGGTAACAACATGGTTTACGGTGAAAAGTCCACAGTCGTCGCTGAATATTCTCTTGATCTCGTTAATTTCTTTCTTGTTCATGTTAATCCTCCTCAGTTTGTCTATAGATCATTGATCTGTAATCATCACAAACTACATTCCGTTTGCTACAAGTATGATAAAATACGCAGTTATTGCATTTTATCTCCTTAATTCCCAGCACAACATACCCGTTCTTTATTCCCCAGCCGTTGAGGATATATGTTATCTTGTATGTATGTCCTGATATCTCATGTTTTGCGTGTTCTCTTACTGTGCCGTCTGAGCTACGATAAGACGTTCCGTCAGTCGGTATAAATCTTATCAGATCTCCTGTCTGAAAACCCCTGTCATTCTTTCTGACCTCGAAAGTTTTCTCGCCGCTCATAACAGCGTCACAAAATTCTATGCTAAGTTTCAGATTATGTGTTTTCATTCTTATCCCTCCTCAAACTCAGGGCACTCCGTCACAGTATACGAGTGTATCATACCGCCCTTTTGCGATTCATACATTCTGTGCTGATGTGTTTTCCAACCGACAACAGGCTGTCTGTCTATCGACCAACTGCACCCTGTTATCTGTTCACCTGTCAGCTTGTCCCTCTTTGGCACTGCGTGTTTGCAGTACCAACAGAGTGTTGTAGCAACACTGCATTTCACAGCTTCTATCTTGTCTTTGAACACTTCGCAGATAGGGTGCTGATAGTTGACTACTCTCGGACAAAATCCCTGCCTCGTGCCATATTTGCACAGCCCATATTTTCCGTTCTTTCTGCCGCAGTTGTCAGCCACCCTCTCAAAATATTTGCAACTTGTGCAGAATTTGTTGTTAGCCATGTTACTTGCCCTCCTCATACGGACCAAGCCCCGACAGCACATCGAACATATGCTTGATAAACTCTATCAGCTCTTCACGGCTTTTCTTTTCAAATTCCGCATAAGGTCTGATGAATTTTTCCATTTCACGCATAACACGCACGCTGTCATTGAATGCTGCTATCACGTTCTCGTTAGGTTCGCTCTGCTTTATCTGCTTGTCCAGTTTCTGCGTCAATGCACTTTTAGCTTTTGCCGCTTGCTCTGCAGGAATGTTATTCAGTGTGGCGGTTTTGTATAGATAATACATAGCCAGCCAGTATATTTCATCAAAAATATTGCTGTCGTTCGGCAGTTCTTCGCCACGATATGCCAGTTTGTCTATTTCTGACCTTTCCATGCTTTTTCACTCCTCTTTTTTTATTTTAAAATGGCGGTAAATCTTCGTCCTCAGCCGTGTTGATTTCTTTGAAACAGCCGTAGATCCTGCCCCATTCCGCATTGTTACAGCCAATGCGTTTACAAACCTGACTGTAGGCAACTTTGATATTGTCTGCCACGTTACCTGTCAATCGGTTTTTTACAATGGCAATTTTACTTTGAAAATCGTCCTTGTCGTCGTCGCTATTTTTGCTATATGTTAAAACCAAATCAACCCTATTTGTGATATCGCCTGAACCGCTGACGCTATCTGCATTTAGTTCAATGCCGTCTGCGGTTTTGCGTGGGTGCGCTATCAGTATGATAGCTACGTTATATTTGACCGCTATGTATTTCACAGCATTTACAAAATCGGACTGTGCCCGATACAGCTCTTTGCTGAGGTCAACGTCCAGTGCCGTCATGAGGTTATCAATCAATATCAGTTTGACATTAAATCTGCGGATAGCCGTTTCAATCGTACCCAGCAATGATATCTTGCCGTCACGTTTCGCATTGTCGCCGTCAAGTTTGATTTCAGCCGTCACAGCTGTGTTGTCAAATATGTACGCCCTATCATCATACCAGCGGTTGATTTTATCAACCACATCATCTGGAATGTCATAGGTTTCGTCACCATATTCGTTGACCGAACGTATAACATTTTGTTTTCCTGCAATTTGAAGATCCAGCCAGCGTTTGAAATGATAGTCAGGCAATTCGCCCGAATAGACGAAAATCGAATACGGATTGCCGTCAAGGTCTGATTGGTCTAACGCATTTGCAATTATCTGTGACGCTAACGTTGATTTACCCTCACCACGCTTGCCCGTGATAACTACCACCTGTCCCATATAGATACCGCCGATATATCGGTCAACATCGTATATGCCAGTTCTGATATGTTCCTGTTTATCCAGGTTGACCACCTTGACCTGCGATAGTTTCTTGACAGCCGTAACAGGTATTTCTTCAGCGTTGTTCACGGCATCGCATATCGCTTTACAGCCGTATTTCTGCAGGATTGCATTTGCGTCCTTTTCGCCCAAATAGTCTTGTGCCCTGACAACTTTTAATTTTTTGTGTGGGAATGATGTAGTAAACTGGTCAACCAATGTTACGTGGTTGTGTTCATGATCTCCGAAAATTACAATTTCGTCGAAGCTGTCCACAAAATCATAGCAGAACGGCACCCATGTTTTATTACTCTGGCCGCCTGGCACAGACACCGCATTATCTATCTGACAATCTGCCACCGACAAACTATCTATTTGCCCCTCTGTGACTATCAGCCTATCATGCTTTTCCGTGCATCGGTTCATGCCGAACAGTATCGGTTTTGTGTTCTTTTCAAACCACTCTTTTTGATTATCTCTACCTTTGACAAAATCTGTCTTGCGGTATTTTACCGATACTAGCACGTTATTTTCATCGAAAAACGGAAACATCAGCAAATTGTCACGTTTATCACCGACAGTGATGTTGTATTTCCGTGTGGTGATCTCTGAAATTCCCCTTGACCGCAGATATTCAACCGCCTTGTCACGTGTAATTATCTTCACTGGTGGTAGCGTGCGGTATTTCTTTTTTTGCTCGTCGTCGAATTCCAGGGGATAGTTGAAGTCCCTAGCCAGCTGTACGAAATGACCTGTCATGCCGCAACTGCTACGAAAACATTTGAACGCTCCTGTGTCAAGATTTACAGAAAATGTATCTTTGTCATGACCGCCCCCATTGCAGTATGGACAGTATTTGAAATACAGTTCACGTCCCTTGCGGTGCGTTTCTGCATTCAGTGCCACAGCCAGGCCGACCACATCATCATCACGCATTGTATATCCCATGTTTTTTCACCTCATTTAAAAATCTGTCCTGCCTGGATTGTCCGTCCGCCTGCCGTTTGTGTGCGCTGCGGGAGCAGCATATATTTCTTTATCTTTGTTATACTTTGTTGCTTTCTTTTCATTGGTGCCCTTAGCCTGCCCACAGCCTGCCCCTTGCCTGCCCTTAGCCTGCCCAACACCCTGCCGCTTGTCTTGATACTTGTCATAGCAAACCACGGTATAAACGCTATATCGTGGATATTTTGAGACTGCCACTTCCCCTGTCTCAATTAGATGTTTTATTGCTGTCCTTACGCTTTTTACTGACAGACCTGTGTTTTTGGCAATGCTTGGATAACTTGTGGCTATCTGTCCACGCTGAATTGTGATGTTTTCAAAATCATGCGGTTCATAATTTGCCTGCAAAATCAGATATAAAAACACTACCAATGTGTTCGGTTCACGAAACCAACGCCATGCGCATATTTTTCGTTCTAGTGTTATAAATCCATTTTCTAGCATTTAATCACCGCCCAATTTCTGAAGATAATCCCTCAAGGCGTAGTATAGTATCGCCTTTATCAGTGTGCCGCTCTCTTGTTTCCGACACGCTATGATCGTGATGTTATATCGTGCCTGCCATGAACAGAACGTCGCCAGTAGTGCTTTCGGTGGCATTTTACTGCGATAGTTGTGTAGTAGGATATTTTCCCACAGTCTATCATCTTCGACCATTAAAAACACCTTTGCATGGTCTTCGACCGACCGCTTGAACTCACGGTCAAAACGTTCTCGCCCTTTCGTGAAATTGCCCACTATTTCGTCCAAATTTGCCTTACGCTCAATAACAACGCTCTGAGCAAGGCTTACAGGTTCGCTATTAGGTTTTACGGCTTCACAAGTATAATCACCATAGTTTAACTTGTGTTGTGTATATGGCGTTTCTGTGGCTTTCAGAGCCTTTTCGATATGCCCCCACTTTTGTTCCCGGCTATCAACGATAACCGAGAACGTTTTAAGTGTGGCGTCAATGTCTATCGGGTGCATCAGAATGGCACAGTGTCGTCGCCTGCGTTGATTTCAACGAAATCTGACAGATTAGCGTTCGGGTCAAAACTGTCATTGCTGGCTGTTGACGGCTTGTTTTTCAGCTCTTCACGCTTCGGGATTGTGAAATTGCCACTGCGGATATCATTGGCAGGCACAAAGCGTTTGCACTGCGTGAACCAGCCTGTCTTGCCGTCCTTTTCCCACTCTTTTTCATTGAAAAGAGCGCCCACGAGTTTGCCCTTCAACACGTTTTCGTCCCAGTCACGTTCGCAGTCGATATGTAGATTGGCATTTGAATTTTCAAACGCCTGTATCTGGGATTTGAAATAACCCAGCGACTTCTTGAATTTGGTCTCATCACCTGTGTTATGTGGTATGCTCAGGCGCATTGAACCCTTCCACTTCTTGTTCTCCCACTCATCAGGGGTAGCCTTATACAGCTTGTCAAAAAAGCCCTTGAATTCGCCCTCTGCGATGTCAAACTGGATTGCCAGCCTGCTTCCCCAGTCAGTGGGTTCAACCTTGACATTGAGAATTTTTACTACATATCCGCCTGGCTGGAGCTTTGGCAGCTCTGAAAAACTTGTTGCTTCCGCCTGTTTGTAACCTGTAATTCCTATCATTTACTTTTCCTCGCTTTCTGTGTTGTTTGGAGTTAAATTCCAATATTCTCTGATTTTGGTGTCTACGAATTTCAAATCGTTTTCAATTTCATCATCAAACATATCTTCGGGTGACTTCGCAGTAGAAATTCCCCTGGACTGCGTGATAAAGTAGTGGTGGTTCTCATCGGCCGTGCAGAACAGCACGATTGAAAACAGCCCTTCAACTGTCAACTGATTATCCAGCATCTTGCCGATAGTTTTTGCTTTGTACTTGCCCCCGTCGGTTAGTTCGACATGGTGCAGAAAATACACGATAACGTCTGACGGCAGGTCATTTATAACAAATTCTATCAGCCGTTCAAAACTGACCGCCATATCGGTAAATTTACCGTACCCTAGTTCTTTCGCCTTGTCGAAACTGTCAAATGCCATGAGATACTGGCTATCATCAATGGCAAATGCCTTTGATTTCGATTGAAACATAGCCGCCTTGATAACATCATAACGGCTCTTGCCTTTGTTTGCTTTTACAAGTTTTGCCACTGAAAGTGTCGCAAGACCATTGTTCTTGAACGGCAACGGCTTGCCAGCGACGTTGAAAATGCTTATTTCGCCTGGCTTGAAATTTTTAAGGGAACGGCTCTTGCCGCTGCCACTTTCTCCCTCAATCAGAACGGGTAATCCCATTTTTTTATTCCTCCTCTTTGATTTCCAGTGGGCATTGAGCGCCCACAAACGTGTCTGGTAAAAATACGATTTCGTCGGTCAGATTGCACCGCCCTGACCGACGGCTGAAAAATCTGCAATACTTGCAGGCGGCGTATGTAACACCTTTGTTGTCAACAGGAAATGCGGTTTCAACTACCGCATAGCCCTTGACATATTTCTGAACGCCGTTGTCAAAACTAGCACTCATAGCAGATTCAGATCCTCCTCGTCATAATCAGTTCCTGCCAGTTCGGCAAGGTCATAGATTGAAATATCGTCGTTCTGATTGATTTCTTCAATCAAAATCTCACGGAAACAGTCTTTGCAGTAGTCCTTGCCTTCGTAGCAGAAAACATTTTCATTTGCAAGGTCTAACTGTTCTCTGCATTTGTCGCATTCGACCACAGTATAATTGCGGTCTCTGCCGCAGCATCTGCACCCGTCAGGACAGCCGACGCAGTCATTAGCTGTGTAACGCATTTAAACCGCCCTCCTTTTATAGCAGAAAAATGCGATACCCCTATACATAAAGAAATACATTCCGTATTCACTATTAATTACCTCAGCGCCGACCTCTTTTGCCACCGCCCAAATGTCAGGTGTGAAAATCTGAACGTTTGTCGTGGCATAATCAGACGGCAAAGCGTCACTTGTCATCATAGGGTAAACGCCTTCGGTAACAGTCCCACACTCTTGCGTTTTTTTCATTTTAAGTTCCGTTAATGCCATGACGACCATATCGTCAAGCCTTTCTTTTACTGTCATGTTTTCGCCCTCTCCTTTCCAATATCGCTGGTTCTGCCAGCTTAAAGTCTTTGCAGGGGTAACGCCTGCTACTCTCCAAACAACCTTTCAGGTACTTGCAGTCAAGGCAAGAATAGTTAGTCACTATGCTCACCTCTCAGCCTCTCGATATTTTTCTTTAAAGCTACGATATATCCCGTCAGATACTCGTTCGGGTAGTCGTCAAGGGCTATTTTTGATATTTCCTCCAGCCCCTCTTGACAAATATCAAGCAGTGTGCTACCATCAAGGTGTACTTTAAAATTGGTATCATTTGATACCTCCGAGCTTGTGCTGTTGGCAGACAGTGCAGGCTCGTTTTTTATGTACTCTGCAAGATATGTACTGCACATACGGTGCTTATCGCTGGCACAAAGCGGACAGCCGTCGCAATCTGTGATGTCACTAGCACAGCACTCCACCGCCTTTTCAAACTCCTCTTTCGTTATCATCTTTATTCTCCTTTTCAATAGGTCTTACGCTCATATACTGCTTGCCGTCATAGTCCATCTTCTTCACAGGCTCAAGCCCCTTATCCCTCAGCGACCTTGCGGCATCGCCAAGCCCTCTGTCGAAATCCTCACGGGTCTTGTAGAATGCACATCTACGGCAGTAGTCCTTCGTTGGCGTTACTGTCAGCACACCACACTCGTCAGACTTGACATTTGAATGGAACACGCAGATATTGACCGCTCCGCTGCCGTTGTCAAGGGGCTTGTCCCTCTTAAATACCTCTCTCATCACTATCATCGCTTTCGTCCTCCTTAATATTTCCCCATTGTTCAGCCATTGCTTGTGCGATGCCTGAAAATGTTTTGGACTTTGTCTTGCTGTCACGAAACGACATTCCGCAGTTTGTGCGTGCAGTGCCGTCCGCCTTTTTGCTACCGCCTGACACCCATGAACATATGGGTTTAACAATATTTGTCGGTGTCAATTTAGGCAGATTTTTCAGCCACAAACACGTTTTTTTACTGTATGGGTGTCCGTATTCATATGGTTGTATAGTCTGCGTATATTTCGGCAACTCGAACACCTTTGACGGTATCGGGTTTTCAATAGCTATTTTCTCAACAGGTGCATGAATAAATTTCAGAAAAAATTCTTTTGCGTCTTTTCCTTTTTTGAATCTTTCAAAATCAATGTAGCTTTTTCCATTAATTTTTTTGTGCAGGCGTGCTGCTCCTGCGTTGCTAAGATATGTACACGGCGGATGAGCTATCAGCAAATCCCATTTGTCTACCGTATGTGTCTGTCCGTCACAAGTGGTGAAATCTGTATTGCCGTTGATAACGGTCAGAACATTGCCTAATATATGCCATTCAGGGTAACCGCCTGAACACATCTGAATATCGCAGCTGTATGCTTCGTGACCTTTCGCACGAAACGCTTTGCAGACCTCTTGAGATTCCTCACAGGCTATCAGAACTTTCATCGTCTTCGTCCTCCTCGTTTTCAAAGCCTTTCTCCCAGTGCCTATCCACCACGCTCAGCACAAGATACATCACTACATCTATCCCTGCAAGCACCGCTATTGTTATCAGCAGTATCAACGCCATTTTACCACTTTCCTTTCGTCTGTATCTCGACCTTGACTATGGGTCTGCCTGCTTCTCTCACTGCACGCTCCAGCTCCTCACGGATTGCGGTTTCGGCTGTCTCTTTGATATTGCGATACAGCCCATATACCGCTAGTGCGAATAGCGCCACACATAACGCTATTGCAGCCACGAATCTGATGATCTCCAGTGTTGTTATCAGGTTGTTCATCTTCGTACACTCCTTTCCTTGCAGTACTCCGCAAAGATTTCTTCGGGGTTCGCCCCGATTATCCTGCAGTACGTTACTATTTGTTCAGCATTCATGGTGCCGAACTGCCGTTCCCACCTGCTTACGGCTGTCTGTGTCATGCTCAGCCGTTTTGCGATTTTTGCCTGCGTGATTTCCTTGTCGGCTCTGATAGATTTCAGCCGTTTCGCTATCACGTCATTGGCGCCCATTTTCTTTGCAGGCATTGTTTTCACCCCTTATCCGCTGATTTCTAGTGGTTTAACGTCAAGAATACAGTCCACTGAAACACCGAAGATTTGATGCAGTGCTATCATATCAGCTACCGCAATGTTTGCACCGTCCTGCCAACGATAGTACTTGTTGCGTAAACGGCTATCATCATTTACATTTGAACCGTTCAGCACCGATACGTTTCGTATCAATTCTTCTACAGTGTAACCCTTTGCTTTTCGCAGTGTTTCAAGATTTTTGTACTTCATTACTTTCACTCCTTTCGTTTATCACTGTAATCATTATAATACATTCCGTATCATTTGTCAATACGTTTTGGCACATTTTTTAATACAAAATGGCACAAATTTTCATGTTAAAACTTGTGCAAAACGACAAAATGTATTATTACACATTGACAAATGGTACAAAATGTACTATAATAATAAATGAAAGGAGGGCTACGATGTACGGCAAGCGTATGTGTGAGCTGCGACAACAGCAAGGACTATCGCAAAAAGAAATCGGCATAAAGGTAGGCGAAAAACTTGGCACGCCACCCCTTGCACCGAACACGATAGGCAAGTATGAAGCAGAAATGCGAGAGCCAAGCAACGATACGTTGATTGCACTCTCGCAAATCTTTGGAGTCTCTGTGGATTATCTTCTCGGTGTTACGGACCTCGAAAATAATGCCATAGTCGACGATATTATACGAACTGTTAAAACGTTGTCAGCAGACAGCCTCAGGTCGCTTTTGAAGATATTAAAATATCTGAAATGGCAAGAGGATCATCAAGAAGAGGAGCATTAATGCCCCTCTTTTTTGTTCTTGCGTCCTGCAGGTCTTTCATAGTGTGCAGGATTTCGGCTAAAATTTGCAGTTTTTCTTCGTCTTCTTTGGTAATTGCCATATGTACTCCTCCTATGATTTATAGAATGTACGTTCGATAAGCCTATTATATACCATGTTATCACGGCTGTCAATACCCTTTTTATGTACTGTCCGAAAAATCGGACTAGAATAAAAAGATGTCAAAAAGTATTGCAAAATATGCGTTAAAATGCTATAATATACATGAAACACACATATATAGGCTATGTGTAAATTGTAGCATTTTTATGGCATAAAATGCAAGCGTGTTTATAATATCGAACATTATTTGTTGAAACTGAACAAATCGTCAAGACCGCATTTTAGCGATTTAGCCAATAGCACAGCCGTTGAAATGCGTGGGTCAACGTTGTAGTGTTCTATCTGGTCAATTTCAGAAAAACTAACGCCTGACAGTTCGGATAACTGGCGCAGTGTCAGACGTTGTGTGCGACGTATATCACGCAGATGTGTTTCGTATATCATATATATCACCTCTGTGGCTAGTATGCCCACAGGAGCTGTGATTATTAGAAAAGGGGCAGAAAACATGGGATTACGTTTTAGGAAATCAATCAAACTAGGCGGCGGTGCAAAATTGAACATCAATAAAAAATCCGTCGGCATGAGCGTCGGTGGAAAGGGTGCACGATACACTGTCAACAGCTCAGGGCGACGCACAAAGTCTGTCGGTATACCAGGCACAGGACTGTCATATGTATCAACATCGGGCGGCAAGAAATCGTCAAGCCGTAGTTCTCACGGCCGAAAGACGAGCGGCACGTCAAAGGGCGGTTGTCTGCTGATGATAATCGTTTTCTGTGCTATATCAGTTATAGTCTACGGAATAGCGCACCTATTCGGCTATAGGCGGCCAACAAAGGTCAAATGGACAGGCGACAGCTATTCTATCACGCTGAATGACTATAATCGTGATATAGACCATATAGTCTATCTGAACATCACAGGTGAAACCAGTGCAAAAGACATTGACCCTAAAGATATTAAAATTGAAAACAGCAATCCTGACGTTTGTAGGCTGGAATATAGTGACGCTGGTGCGTACATCAAATATGCAGTGATACCCCTGAAAGACGGCTTTGCGGACGTGACCGCCACATATGACGGTGTGACATCAGACCCTATCACGATAACGGTTGACATGGGCGAAAAAGTCACCACTACCACCACAACAACAACTACTACCACCACGACGACAACCACCACCGAAGCGATCCCTGTGACAACTACCACACAGAACCCAGCCGAAACAATTGTGTATATCACGGCTTCGGGCGACAAATATCACAGCAAATTCTGCAGATACTATGATGATACCTGCACACCAATGACCCTGCAGGACGCCCAGAACGCAGGCTACAAGCCTTGCAAGGTGTGTGGCGGATAAACATACTGCAATAAAAAAAGCCCCCACAGAGCGACCTGTGGGGGTGTGTACAACCGACCTAGCAAGAGATGATACTATAATAGTGGGAAGTACCCTATTATTCTATCATAAATCATAAATATTGTCAAGATAATAGGAGGAATTTTACATGGCAACAGCAAAAAGACTGCCGAGTGGAAGTTATCGTGTGAGAGTGTACGATAAAAACACCGGTAAATACAAATCTTTCACGGCCGAAACGAAAAAAGCCGCCGAGCTTGCGGCGGCGGAATGGCTGATAAAATGTCAGGACGAAGAAAACCAACAAATAACATTCCAGACCGCAGCTGAAGAATATATCAAAATAAAGACGCCTGTGCTATCACCCACCACGATACACGGCTATCAGACTATCCTGCGTAACAATGTTGACAGGTTGAAAGATATTCCAATTGATGAGGTTACGCCGCAGCTAGTGCAGGACTGGGTAAACGGTTTGACCGTTGAAAAATCGCCGAAAACTGTTCATAACATCTATGGTTTTTTTACAGCTGTTATGTCATACTATGACGTGGATATACGGTTAGGAAAAATTCGTTTGCCACCCAAAACGAAAAAATTTAAAATTCTGCCTGATGTTGAAACCGTAGTGGACCTGTTCCGTGGGTCAGATATAGAAATTCCTGTGCTGTTGGCTGTATGGGGCGGTATGCGTATGTCGGAAATACTGGGTATCCGCCGCAAGGACCTATGCGGTGATGTGTTGACACTGTCGCAGGTGCGTGTCACAGTTGGTAAGGAAATAATTGACAAAGAACAGGCTAAGACCTACAACAGTCGCCGACAGCTACGGCTAGGGCAGCCGATAGTAAATATAATAGACAGCCTAAACCTGCAACCCGATGATTATGTTGTGACCTACACCCGAAAACAGGTGTACGGCCGTTTCGTCAAAACAATGCGATCGGCAGGCTATCAGATCACATTTCACGATCTACGCCACATCAACGCCAGCGTTATGGCGAAACTAAACATTCCTGATGTATACGCTATGGAACGTGGCGGTTGGAGCAACACCAGCACATTGAAATCGGTATATCAACAAACGTTTGACACAGACCGCCAGCGTATCGACCAAACCATTGATAACTATTTTCAGGGCATATATGACACGAAATGTGACACGAAAAATATAAAACAGCGTAAAAACGTAGTTTAAATAACTTTTGCTGTGGGTTCAAGTCCCGTCACCTCGACCAGTCACTCGCCGTGACGGGCATTGTCCGTCATGGCTTTTTTTATCATCAGAACTTAACGCCGCAGGGGGAGTTTTTGTATTACCTAAACAAGTAGGGTTATGCTTTGAGAAATCGAAAAGCGTAACTCTTTTTTTGTATGTTCCACATAGCAAAAGTGCCTTATGACTAGCATTAAGGCACTTTATCGATTCAATCTTTCCCCAACCTCTCCGAAATCTCCAAGACAAGCTTCTGATCCTTCTCAGAAAGCCTCGATACGCTGTCCATGATTTTCTGTGTCAGAGCAGGATTTTTGCTGCCATCGTCGAAAAACTGCTGATGATAAAGATATAGAGCAGATAAAACAAACCATGCTTGAACGTGTCGAAATTATTGAGCCTAGAATAAGAGATTATGCAGAAGAATGGCATATCAACATATTCAGACAAAAAGATCTCCGTTGGAGATATAAGAAAAACTCAGCTTATCACTACATATGGTGTTGGCGCTATAGTTGACTTTAAGAACGATACTGTTGTTATCGCTTCTACAGACGATTGGGACTATTCCCCTAATGACGCTGATGAGGTAGAAAATCGAAAAATATTCAATTTTTTAAGGAGCTTCATCAGCTTTTTGGCTTCTTCTTTTGTGATATGAGTTGTTACATCTTTAGATATCTCGCCGTCTTTATCCAACAGCTTTATGCTGCTAAGCGTTTGTAGATATCCGCATCACATTTCATACAGCGCTCTGATTATCACTTGTCCTACTTCTTCTTTCCAAAAAAACAGATCAAACAGAATATCCACCACGTCTTTTACAAGAATGAATATCACCGCCGCCACCTGTCCCCCAAGAGAGCGGCGGTATCTACACCACGCTACTTTTCCGTAAGATATTCATTTCTGTCAAACAACTGCTCAATTGAAAGATTTTTAAACCTCGGAATGTTGTATCCAAACGGCGAGTTGAGAGCCTTTACAAAGTCTTTCGTATAGCCGTGATTTTTTAAAAGATCGTCCTCATACTTTATTTTCTCTTCTTGCTTTGTGTCATCTTCCCTTTTCGTGATGCAGCGCTGCATAACATAATGATAAATGGAGAAGTAAGAATCCACTGTACGAATATCTCCTATGTATTCTTTCAGTTCACGAACTACAGTAAGATGAGCAATACAGTTGCGGTATTTTCTTGTCATGATGCTGTCTGCATTATTGATACCAACTTCAACGCACTTGCGCAGCCGCTCGTTCTTTTTCAAGAACAAATTCGGCGACTTATCACGTTCATCACAAAGTTCACAAAGCGTCTGTGAAAGTATCCTGTAGTCATTTTTCAAGTTCTTTGAAGCCAACTCAGGAATTATCTCCTTATACAGCCCAAAATCACGTTCAAGGCAGTGTATCGCAATAACATACCTTGCATTGACATTTACAAGATTTTTCACCAGCAGATACATGACCGTAAGATAAAGCCCGATAACAGCCTTTGCCCTCTCCTTAGCCACGTTTTCTCTGCCCTTTGCCTGCTGTTTCACATTTTTGAAATCATCAAAGCTGATGTTCTTTATCATTCTCGCAAGCTCACTGCGCTTTACTTCCAAAGAACTGTTCATGTCAGGAAATTCCACACAACTTTTGTAATAACGCTCTATCTGCGTGTCAGGGATACCCCCAAGAACAAACATGACAACTTTCTCATTCTTAGCCACTTCTCTTATCTTCTGAGCGTTCGCATACTTGATAAGGTATACAAACCGAGAGGACTCGATAACATTGTTTGTTATGAAATTCCTCAGACCATGTATGCCCTTGCCTTTTTCTTTAAGTTTTAAAATCTCGCTTATCCTATCGTCCGTGATATTGTCGTCTATACCGAGTATAGTCAGTGCGTCACGGAACATCGTAAGCTTCGCCGAAGCCGCAGGCTTTCTCATGGAAGCAATGTTCTTTACGATAAAAAGCTCGTTGGTTATCCTCTGGCTGTCATTGAACAGCTTGTAGCCCGCCGTAAGCTCACACTCAACATTAACAGCAGAGCTTTTCATTATCTTCAAAAACTCCTTGATGTTATCAAACTTGCTGATAAGCGTTGTAAGAAGATCGTTTATCTCTTTGCCGTCAAGAAAATATGTGAGCATATATATCATTTTGGAGAAATACAAAAGGTCAGATGCATTCTTCTTTTCGCTGTCAAGAATTTTCTCATCAAAATCCATGTCAGCCTTGCCAAGCTCCTTGATAACGTCACCGTTCATGTGGTCGGCGATATATTCAAAATCATTCCTGAATTTGCCCCAAAGCTTTTCCGCTTCATCAGCATATATCCCCTCTTTTTCATCATCGGTCATTGAAAAACGCAGTTTGCGCACAAGAGCTTCGCCTGCGACAACGTCATTTCTGTAGTAGTTGCAGAAAAGCAGAAAATCCATAAGCTTGTACATCTTTGAGCGCACAGAGTCATATTGCTTGTCCTTAAATCTGAAGCCGTATTCGTCCAGCATTTTCTCACGAAGCTTTTTGATAGAAAAACCGAGATTTTTCTGAGATTTAAGCACAATGAAATCGTAATAAAGGCGTATGATATCATCAGCCTCATAGCCTTTCATCATATCAATAAGCAAGCTGATATTGACCTTGTTGCCCTGGATAAAGCCCTTATTTATAGAATCAAATCTCTCATCAACAAGATAGTCAAGGGTTTCTCTGTATTCGGGATCAATATTGTTAATAAAACTGTAAATGTCAAATCTTTTTGCACCCGATTTATCATGAAAAACACACTGTCTTATCTGACCCACAATTGCAAGCATATGATAAACACGCTTTTTGTAAGCTTGCGAAACTCTTGTATCCTTTGTCTTTGGCTCTTCAAGACCGAAATAGCCAAGGCGCTTAGTTTTCAGCAGGTCATTGAACGTGCTAAAGCTTTTCTTGATATTACCCTTTACCTTATCGGAAAGATTGCTTTTGTCAGGGTGAGTAAAAACTTCATACGTATTTCTTGCAGAAAGATACCCCATAAAATCATCATAACTTTCAGAATCCTTTATACCAAGCATATTATTCAGCGCATAAACGATATTCGTTACATACACCGCAAGTATCTTTTCGATATCCAGAATGTTGTAAATAAGCTGGATATGTATATTATCATCAAAAGTTTTACCGAAAAAGCGCTTTTCAAGCTCCGATTTAAGCCCCAGCATATCCCATCTTACAGGCGAGCTTTCACCGCTTCTGTGAGTAGGGTTTGAAGTATTTATCTCCACTCCGCTCTCATTGCCACGCTTGCTTGAGAAAGTGATGTTTACTTTGGTTACACCACAAAGCTCGATATTGCTGCTGTCCTCAGAGGAAAGCTGAGTTTTGTTGTAGTTATCATTATCCACCTTATCCACCTCATATTCAAGCACAGCAGAATTGCCCTTGCCGAAAGAGGTTATGTACATTTTATTTTTGCTGACAAGAATAGACTTCATTCCTGCCGCCTTTACGGAGGATTTTTTCTTCTCTGCCGCAGGTGCAATGACCTCTTCAGCAGGCATGGCAGCGATCGCAGGAGCAGCGTTATTATTTATCTCAGCCGCTTTGAGCTGTCTGGCTTTTTTCTGAGCCTCACGCAGCTCTCTAGGCTTCATTTTATTCTTTTTTGCCATAAATATTACTCCTTATATTAGTTATCCCTTAGCGCATTGAGCGTTAAGGGATTTTTTTATTTGTTGATTTAGATGTTAAACTTTGCCGGTTAGTGCAAATTCGCACTAGTGTAGTAGCTACAAACACGGCTTGCAATTTACGGACTTGTTTTAGACTAGTGCAAATTCGCACTAGTGTAGTAGTTTCGATTTTTCGGGCATTAAAAAAATTGGATTTTAGACTAGTTCAAATTTGCACCAGTGTAGTAGGTCAAAGTTGACAAAATAATCAATGATATTCTGTAATAAAACACCAAACTTATCTTATCGACGCTTTAATGTATATATTATACCATTTTCAGACACAAATGTCAATAGAAAGTGGCTATTTTATATAAAGCATTTTCATCACCTCCCATCTGTTGTTATTTCATCTCATTCCCCAATCTCCTTGACAACTGCGATAGCGCAGTCAAGTACAGCTACAAGGATAGCCGTAAGGATCGTCTTTCCCATTTTTATCACCTCCTGTCCTTTGTTCTGTATACATTATACCACCTTATCATCGTCAATAAAAGTGTAATTTTCAAAAACTTTTTTGTCTATGTTTTTGCACATTTATCACGTTTTTACGGCATTTATATCACAATTTCAACAAAATAATTTTCTATATCATTGACAAAAAGCTGTTTTTGAGATATAATGGATACAAGAGGTGATAAAAATGCTCATACCCCCAAGCACATTTCTGCCCAAGCGTGACAAAAATGCAACATATATCGCAGAGGTGCAATCCATACCCCTCTCACCCTCTGCATATTCCGTCATTATCAAGGACAAGTCCATATTTGAAACAAGCCTTTCCCCTAACGGCAGCGTATCAATGTCCTCATTTCTCACAAGTATATTTGATTCAGCATATATCGCATCATTAAAATACAAAAGTGAAAAATATAATGATATCCCACTTCTGAACGCATTCGTAAAATGGCAGATCGAGGAGATCGATGACGGCCTTGATGATAAAAGCAAGGAGATAATAAAAAGCTATCTTATCTCAAAGCTCTCTGCAAAATACGAAAAGACCAAGACCGAAAATGCAGTGCGAGTAAGGCTCAGCATATGCCGTGACCTTTACGATACACTGAGCAGTGACGACCTTTATTATGAAAACAAAGTGTACAGCTCGACCCTAAGAAGATTTCTGAAAGCCGTGTATGAGGACTATGCCCTGCTGTCAGATTGTGAACGTGAAAGGCTCCTTTTCGCCGACAATATCATAAAAATAAATGAAGTCATCAAACAAAACGGCAGCAGATATTACAGCTTCATTTACGCATATTCTAATATGTACAGCCGTGAAAAGCGCCGCATAAGGCTTATCCCCTACCGTATCGTCAGCGACGAATATAAGATGTATAATTATCTTGTCTGCCTGTCCGACGAAAAAAGCGCAGGCAAAGAGTTCAAAGCCGACAGCTATCGCATAAGCAGATTGAGCGGACTAAGCATTGCAGAAAAGCTCAGCCAAAAGGAATACTCCTCCGTCACCGAATACGAACGGCTGAAAGAGGGTCACGTCAAGTCCGTGAAGCACCTACTCAGCGACCCACGTTTTGGCAGTGATGAGAGCGATATCTCCAAAGTGTACCTCACCGAAAAAGGCGTTGAAATGTTCGGCAAAATACTCTATCAGCGCCCCATACTGAAAGGCGATGAAAAGCCCAGGCCCAACGCTGTCAACGAGTTCATCTCCCCGCCTATCCAAGTCAAATACTATTTCAATAAGTTCGGCAAAGACGGCGTTATCATATCCCCAAGCGACTCGTTTGAAGAAATGAGAACGCTGTATGTCGAGGGTGCTGAGGCGTATAACCGAGAAGTTGAGATGTGA